AAAACTAAGGAAAGAAGAACAGAAATTAAAGAATGGCTCATGTCTACTGTATATCCCTCATTAGAAGAATCTAAGGGTAATGAGGGCAGTATATGGCTTTTGGGTACTATTGTTCATTTTGACTCTGCTTTGCAGGGTATTTATGAATCGTATCTGGATGCCACTAGAAATAATAGAGAATATACATGGCATACTATATTTCATAAGGCTATACAAGATGGCAAGGCTTTATGGCCTTCATACTTTTCTATTGATAAATTAAAAGAGATTAGAAGAGATTATGAGAATGTTGGTCAGATTCATAAATTTAGTCAAGAGTATTTAAACGATGCTAGAGATGTAGCTAATGCTCCTTTCAAAGTAGATAGAATTAACTATTACGATGGTGATTATATGTATCGAAACAAGTTTTCTTATTTGAATATAGGCGATGACTATATACCTATTTATACGTTCATAGGCGTTGATTTAGCCGCAACTGCGACTGACACATCAGATATGCAGGCAATCGTCGTTCTGGGCGTCGATAAGCATAAGAATAGATATGTTCTGGATACATTCTATGATCGAATTCCTATATATGATATGCCTAAACAGATTATGGGTATGGCTAAGACATATAACCCAAGAAGAGTTACCATAGAAACTGTAGCGGCGCAGGAGATGGTTAGGGATATGGTCACTAGATTATCCGCTAAAGATAGAAAATTGCTGCCAGGTATATTTAAGGGTGCTAAGCCACCTCACGGGATTAAAAAAGAGGATAGATTACTAGCCTCATTAGGCCCAATAATAAATACAAATAAGCTATATGTTAAAAGAAATATGTCTAATGTGGTAGATGAATTGTTTGAGTTCCCTAAGTCCAGGCATGATGATTTTATGGATGCATTGTACTATGCCAATCATTATATAGGTCATAACTATCCCAAGAGCGGCGTTGTGGATGCAGAACAATTTCAATCAAAAAAGAGAAAAACTAAGAAAAGATCGTATTCCTGGCTAACTGGAGCAAGAAAATAGGAAACTTTTTTATGTTTTAGGCATTTTATCCTTGACATTTATAATTTTTTGTTGTAAATTATGCGGAATGCCCTACGGAAGAAACACTTCTGAGACGGAGAGATTAGCTCTTCTAGCACAGCTCCAAGAGTTGTTTGGCGAGAAGCAGGGCTATCCCTATCAAAATTATTCCAATGGAATGAATTCTTTTGGTATGAATTCATTCAGTCCTACGTCTTCTCCATATTCAAAAAACAATAACTTGCTTGATAGATTAAAAGAATTTATGGGTAATTATAACAATATGCAATATAATAATGGCCCTTCCTACTGACGAAAGAGCACAGATGAATCAAGAGCTTTTCCGCAAGTGGCGTGATGCCAGAGCGGATTGGGATTCTGATGCTAGAACAGATGTTGATTTCTTTTTGGGTAACCATTTTACTAAAGATGAATCTAGTGAATTATCTTCTAGAAGTCAGGCTGATATACCTATGGATAGGATTTCTCCTGCTGTCGAAAAATTAAAAAGCGTTTTAACTGCAAGGCCTCCGATTTTTACTATTATACCTAGAGAGGATTCTGACCATCAGGTTGCCTCTACATGGAGACATATCTTAGGTTATGTATGGGATATATCTGATGGAGATCATCAGATGAAGCAGGCGATTGCAGATTATGCTGTTACAGGATTAGGATATCTATATGCTTATATAGATAGAGAAGCAGATTTTGGTAGAGGTGACGTGAAGTTTACCTATGTTGACCCGTTTAGGGTTTATGTTCCACCTTCCGCAAGAGATAGGTGGTTTTTAGATGCCGAGGGCATCATTCTTTCTACCATCTTGACAGGCGAGCAGATCGTTAACCTCTACCCTGAACTAGACAATACTATAGATGAAGAAGGTAACGAACAAGATGGTATGATAAAAGAGATTTCTGGTGTATTGGAAGAAGATTATCCTGATGCTCAGAACAGTTCTACAATGAGGACATGGGCTCCATCAGAGGCAAATAATTTAGAATGGGGTACGGCGAAGTATCAGATTCTTGAAAGGTTCTATCCGATAAAAGTTCCATTCTACAGGATACTAGATGCGAGGAATGGATCAGAGCAGGTGATGGATGAAGATTCATTCAGTACGTTCATGGAGGAGAACCCAGGACTCTTTGAAAGAGGATTCATGGAGTTCGAACAAATTTATCAGAATAGAATTGCAGTCTGCGCCTCGGTTGGAGAGATTGTACTTTATGAAGATGTTTTAAATGCAGACGTATATCCTATAGTTCCATTACCTAACATTTGGACTGGAACTCCTTATCCTAAGTCTGATGTATCCAGAGCAAGGCCGATGCAGAAACTTCTTAACAAGTTATGGTCATTAGCCCTATCTCATGCACAGGCCTCTGCGGGATTAAAACTTATTGTACCTCTTGGATCCATTGAGAATGTAGAAGATTTAGAAAGGGATTGGGCAAATCCCAATGCTGTTATTGAGGTTGATACTAGTCAGGGCGAACCTCATTATCCTGCCCCACAACCACTTGCCGGAGAGTTTTACAGGCTTATTCAACAGTCTGAGTTTTATATAGATTTTGTATTTGGCTTACCTGAGATGATGCACGGATTCGCAGACAAGGCACCAGAGACTGTTAGGGGTACAGAGGCTATGGTGGCACTAGGATCCGAAAGACCGAAGTCCAAATTGAGAGATATAGAATTTAGTGTTAATAGATTGGGCAGGGTACTTTACTGTCTTTCTAAGGGGCATTATACATTTCAGAAAATATTCTCCCTCGTCCAGTCGAATAACGCACTAACAGAGGTTATGATAAATTCATACGATGATATGACCGGTGCTGTTATAGATATACAGAAAGACAGAATGAACATAGGTCAACATGATATAAAAATTGAACCAGGTAGCACATTACCAGAGAGTAAGTGGGCCACTTATGGGGTATACCTGGAAGCGTTTCAAATGGGTCTTGTAGATAGAATGGAAGTATTGAAGAAGAACCCAGAAATATTTGACAAAGAAGGTGTAATGCAAAGATTAAATGAAGTTGAACAATACAAAGCTCAGGTTGAGCAATTACAGACCCAATTACAGGGACTCAGCCAAGAGCTTGAATCTGCTAAGAAAGAATCAAGTAGTGATAAGCAGAGAGTTCAAATCGAAAAGTTTAAGTCCAGGTTGTCTGAAATTGAAGCAAGGATGGATTCTGATAGAAGAGTCAACCGTGCCAAATTCAACAACGCTGTGCTTAGAGAGACGGATAAACTTAAAAGAGTATCCGATGAAATGGCTAACGTAGAGGGCGCCTAAAGGCGTTGAAGTCAAAAAAACAATATGGTGAAGTCCTGTATAGGGAAATCTTAAAAGGTTCTACCCGTAAATCAGGAACATCAAAGGAGTGAAATTATGGCTGAAACAAATCAACCACAGGAGGCTTCTGAAGAACTTGTAAGCGAAGAAATCCAAGATGAGGTTTATGAAATCGAGGAGGAAGATGAAGAGGTTAGAAAATTCCAATCATTATATGATAGGTCTCAAGCTGAGAATCAAAAACTTGAATCTCAGGTTCGGGAGATGGAAAAATTCAAACCACTTGTTAACCTTCTTGAAAATAGGCCCGATCTAGTATCAATGATACAGGAAAATATCGCAGGACGAGGTCAACAGGAGAAGACTATGACGGAAGATGAATTTAACCCGTGGGATGCTTATTATAAACCAGAATCTCCATCTTATAAATTGCGGATGAAAGATCAGCAAAAGATGGTTGATTCAACAGTGGGCCGTCATATGTCGGCACTACAAGAACAAATGTTTGTAAATAATCTTCAGACTGATTTAAAAAGTAAATACAATTTTACCAACGATCAGGCTGGTAGGTTCGTGAAATTCTTTTCACAGCCTAAAGAGAACTTATCAATAGAAACATTAGTTGATGTATTTCTAAAGAATGAAAATGAAACGACTGCAAGACCAAATTCTTCTTTAGACCAGGTAAGGGCAAATAAGCAATCTCCTCGTTCCCCTGGAGTAATTCAGGGCCAGCAACCTGCAAGCAAGTCCCAAAAGGATAAATTATGGGATGAAGTTGTCGGTGCTGGAAGTCGAACTAATGTGTTATAAATGTTAAATCGAGGAAAAGAAAATGGCTACGATTAATACGGGTGTAACCAAATTTGGTACTCCTGGTGCAAGCAATACTGATTTCCACACTAGACGATTATTTGACTTTAGTGATAGGGTAGCAGAATTGGCTCCAGATGAGTCTCCATTTTTTGTTTACTTATCCCAAGTTGCAAAAGTACCCACATCAGATTCTCAATTCCGATTTCTAGAAGATAGAACGAAAGTATCAATTAGTGACAGATCATTTAGGCTTAAAGGTGGCATAACATTAGCTGCCCCTGGAAGTTCTGATACTGTTATTTTTGACAATACTGCACAAGACGATGGTGTCGATTATCTATTACCGGGAATGGTGGTTGCTATCGGCGATGACGATGGCTCTGCCCCTACACCGTGTAATGTGCGAATCAATACTGTTGACAATACATCTTCTTCTACGCAAACAACCTGTACTGTTACGTCAATATCGACTATCGGCGGAAGCACTCTTGCTTTGGCTGACAACTCGAAATGTACAGTAATCGGAACTTCTTTCGAAGAAGGCTCAGGCGCTCCAGATGTATGGTCTGAAGAGGTAGAGCATGACTATGGTTATACTCAAATCTTCAAAACCGCTGTCGAAATGACAAATACTTCTAGGGCAACTGTGTATAGAGGCTATTCTGATGAGTGGTCACGATTGTGGAACTTAAAACTAAGAGAACATAAAGTTGACATAGAAAGAGCGATGCTCTTTGGTCAAAGAGGTTCAGCTAACGGTATTCAATATACAGAAGGTGTTGTTGGTGCTACGATTTATAATGGATATTCTAATGTTGTAAAGGATGGCTCTCAGCTATCTTACAATTCAGGTTCTCCATATTATAAATCTAACACAGCCGCACAATGGACATATGATGATCTATTAAGCGATATGGAAGTAGTTTTTGACCCTGCAAGGGGTGGAAGCTCTGCTAAATTGGCTTTATGCTCATTACCAGTAATATCTTATTTCAATAAAATGGGAGCCGATGGGTTCGTACAGGGGTCTATGATGTCTGGGGCATCAACCACTGTTAATACCGGCGCATCATTAGCGAGATATTCTATGGGTAGAGCTGAAGGTTCATTTGGTCATCAAGTAATGAAAGTTGATACTATACATGGAGACTTAACTATGGTTAAGGAACCACTGTTTAGAGGCTTTGCTTCTGGCTTTTGTATGATGGTTGACCTAGATCATGTATCTTACAGACCTCTTGTTGGTAACGGTATCAACAGAGATACTTCAATTACAACGAATGTTCAGTCCGCTGACGAAGACTTGCGTAAGGATCTAATTCTTACAGAAGCTGGTCTTGAAGTTACGCTTCCTGAAACTCATGCGTTGATTAATTTGGAGGGCGTGTAAAATGAGAAGTGATATCATAAATAACAATAGCTTAAAGTTCGGCGATGGCGCTGATTTTCATGGCGATGCTATGCCTTTGCAATATAAGGAAAAAATAGTATTACTAACAGATCAGGGCTCCGCTACGACAATAAGAGATGCGTTGACTATGGCTGATTCAGGTACTCATTTTATAGTGCCTGCGTTGACAAGCGGCGCACAGTCTATTACATTACCTGCAGTAAATGAAGATAATGTAGGATTCTGGTGTAGATTCACAATGTTAGCAACAGCCGCACAGGTATTTAGTGTAGATACTGCGGCTTCTGCTGATAAGATAATCACGTCAGAGCCTGATGGTGACGGTACAAATACAGTAAATGCAAGTGCTGATGGATTCAATTTCACGGCAGCAGCTTTAGTTGGATCTTCGTTTAAGATTGCGATGATTTCTTCAACAGCCGCAACAGCATTTGCAGTATCTGATCTTGTTAGTGCGATTGCCGCTGGTACTGGTGAGCATGTAGCAGAATAAGCTATTTAATCCGAATCAATAAGGATTAGCAGTTATAAACTGTGAGATAAAGCGATAAAGGTTTTATCTCGAATTAGGTGGTTGGAGAGTCAAATTTCCTCCCACCTCTATGGTAGTCTCAAAGATTTGCAATAAGCACGGATATCACAAAGGTGCTTCTTGCCCCAAATGTAAGAAGCCTAAATCAAAACGTAAGAAATGGACTACTAATATGTATATGATTAGTGAGATTGGGAAAAGAACTGATATAGAATTTAGAACAGTGCCTATAGAAGAGGATATTAAGAACTTTGGGAGAAATGTAGCATAAAAATGAAGAAAAAGAAGGGATATTAATGGCTAATGAATTAAGAATTGAAGCTCAGTTAGAATATAGCAAGAGCGGTGTCAAGCAAAATAAACATGATTCTACTTATGCGGATGTTTCTGGAGATTCTTTTACCCACGT